GTTAATGCTACTAATGCTAGATTTAAGACTGCTAGTAACCCTCGTACTAAAAAGCCTGGTAATAGATATGCATTTGTATCTGCTAAATGCAGACCAGTAATAGAATCACTAGCTCGTACCCAGTGGGTAGATAAGAATAGTGATACTGCTATGATTGACAAGAGTCAAGATGTAGAGCACTTCTCTGATGGTATCAGGTATTACTTTGATTATCATTGGCCAATTCAACACCGTAGATCTTCTAGTAGAGGATTTGCTTTCTAACAGGATATTGTATGTTCACACAGAATTTTACGGAGTAAAAATCGATGACTGCAAAAGAATTACAAACAATTGCCGCCAAGGATGTTGCTAGCCTTGAGTCTATTTTAAACATTACTAAGGAAGAGGTGGCTGTTGAGTTGCCTATTGCACCTCCTAAACCAGCCAATAGTACGCCTGTAACACTGACTAATAACGAGCGTATCCCCTCTAATTGGGTTATTCTATCCACTGGGGAAGATACTATTGAAGCTAGATGTGGTGGCATTATGTTTAATGGTACAATTGATGCCTTTAACCAGATGCTGCGCTCCGGAGTTCGCTAACTTAGGAGTAATGCAATGGCACAGGCTAAAACTCAAGTTAATGAACCATGTGATTCTTATGACTCTCTGGTAGATACATGGAAAAAGTGTAGAGCCTTTGCTCATAGTCAGCAATATGTTAAGGATGCTGATATACTACCCAATGCTAAGAATTACTTACTTCCATTTTCACCAACAATGAGCCTAGAGCAGTATGCCTTCTTTAAGGCAGAGGCTGAGCTACCTGGCATTACTAGCCAGTTTATCTCTGTAGTTATCGGTGGTCTTCTCAGGAAGCCTCCACAAATAGAATATAAGAAAGAAGTCTCGGAAGAGGCAATGGAATGGATTAAATCTGATTTTACAGTTGAGGGTGGTAGTTTAATAGCATTCTTAGATAAACTTCTTAATGAAGAAATGCAAACTAGTAGAGCATGGATTTATGTTGATTACCCAATGTTATCTGAAGAACAGATAGCAGCAATGGATTCAGCCGATTTTAAGCAAGTTAAGCCATATGCAGTAATTTGGCAAGCTGAAAATGTTATTAATTGGCAAACTACTACTATAAATGGAAAACGAGTTCTTAGTAGGATTATTGTAAGAGGTTATGTGGATAAATACCTTGATCCACTAGCATTCCATCCATATGTGGTGGATACTATCTGGGTTCATGAATTAATTGACAATGCTTATCAAATACGTGTATTTGAGCTTGAAGGTGAAGCTAACCCAGTTCTTATTGAAGGTCAGACTCAACCTAGTAAATCCTCTGGATTTAAACAAGTTAGCCTTATCCAGCCCAGGATGCATGGTGAGCTGATGACAACGATTCCTGCTTATCCTGCTAATGGCAATATTGATGCTATTGAGCCTTATATCACAACTTTTGTGGACAAGGAACAAGCACTCTATAATGTAATGTCCAGGCGTAACCACTTACTTTATGGCGCTGCTACATATACTCCATGGGTTGCTAGTGATATGCCTGATGAGGACTTTACAGAAATCGTTAATCAGGGGTTAGGCACTTGGATTCGTTTACGTAAGGGTGATGAGATTGGTTCTTTATCACCACCTACGGAAGCCCTTAAAGATTTAGAATCAGCTATTGCATCCAAAATGGATGAGTTAGCTAAGCTAGGGATTAGATTCTTAGCACCTGAAACGGCTGAATCTGGTGTAGCACTTACTATTCGTAGCGCTGCTCAAGTTGCTACTCTTGGTACACTCAATACTAAGCTCAGCGAGGTAGTTAGTGGTATTATTGTGTATATGCTTAATCGTCGTTATGACCTTGGATTAACAAATAATGATGTTATATTTACATTAAGTCCAGATTTTGATCCTACAGCTATTGGTCAAGATTATATTAGACTGATGACTGAGATTTACAAAGAAGGTCTTATACCTCGTAGTGAATGGCTTCGTCTTCTTAAGGCTAATGAGTTGCTTAGTCCTGAGTATAATGATGATGAGGCTCAAGACGAAATTAACGAAGATGAGAATATTGTACCTTCTGCACAGAAGTATGAGGATGGTCTTAATACAGCTAGTAAATTAGCTGCTAAGCCTCCAGCAAAATAATAAACCGGGTGGGTATAAGGCCTTTATGGTACTACCTCACCCAGTTTCTTTTGACTAATCTCTAGGAGTACCATATGAAAGTAGAAAAGACAGCGGTCGAGGTTGCTGGTGATAAAACCATACATGATGCTGCTATGACTCGACTTTATACAGAGCGAGTTACCGCACAAACATTAGCATTAGTTGATGACCATGAAACTAGAATGCTCGCAATACTCCCTGGAAACTATTCAAAAGAAATGCCGATCAGCCCTGCAACAGATGCAGAGATAAGGCGATTTACAGAAACAGCGTATCGCCATAATGCAAAAAGTTTTATTGAGTTTGGTAATCAAGCACAAGTAAGTTCTTTAGATACTCTCAATAAGTCATTCAGAGATTTCTTTGAGCCTGAGAGACCTACTCGTGCTATTGCTAGCGAGATAGTATTAACACAACCTCTCTATGCTAATAAGACTCTTGCAGAAGGTTGGAAAGGCATTGGCTTAAATGAGCGTAAGCGTATAGAGGCTGCTATTAGAGGCGGCCTAGCTGAAGGCTTAACTGAAGAACAAATGATTAAACGTGTATCTAAAACGTTTAATCTTACTCGTGTACATAGTGAAGGTATTGTTATTACCGGGATTACTAGTGTGTATGCACAAGTAGACCAGCAAGTATATGCAGAGAATAGCAAATACTTGAAAGGATACCAATACGCCGCGGTATTAGACACTAGAACTACTCCAGTATGCAGATATATGGATGGAAATATCTATCCAGTTTCTGATACTGGTCATTTACCACCACAACATTATAGGTGTAGGTCTACTACAATACCTGTTCCTAAGGCTTGGGCAGACTTAGCAAAAGTTGATTCTGTAAGAGCCACTAGAGCCCGTAATACAGCTGGAATGTCGGAAGCAGAGATTGAAGCCTATGATAAGTATGCCTCTAGTTATTTTACTGGAACACCTTATGACACTATTTCTTATAATGATTGGTTAAAGAAACAACCAGATAGAATTCAGCTAATGCATCTAGGAGATATGCATCGCCTTAAGATGTTCCAAAATAATGAGCTTACAGCTGAGAGGTTTATAACACCTAAGGGTGCTAGTGTAGGTCTCAATGAGCTTAAGCTACTAACTGGTGATAATAATACAGCAGGTGGTTATAACGGTAGCGTAGAAGCTACTAGTAAAGTATTCGCGAATGCAAAAGAAAGACTGGACACACTTACACTGGGATATACATCCCCTCTTGAAATACTTAGAGATAAAGAGGCCGTTAGCAAACTCGTAGAGTATTATAAACTACAGTCTGGTGAGCTAAATGGTACTTTAAGTGTTACTAACTATCGTGGTATTCTACCTCATGTAAAGGCTGGTACTAAGAATAGGGTTCTAAACAGCCCTCCAACTGAAGATCAGCTAATATATAATCCTATTACTAAGCGTAGAGAGGATGCCCGCATCTATCAACCTAATATGGCTGCTGATAAACGCGCTGTTAGGCTTATTGATGAAAGCACAGTATTAACCGCAGATGATAAGAAGTTCCTACAAGATTTCAAGATAGAAATACAGAAGTCTGTAGGCATGAATGAGGCTGCAGTTGTCACTGATAATCTTCGTGTAACATTTGAGCGTTTTCGTAAACAAGGAAAGCCTTGGGGTAATCTTAAGGCTGTTCTTAACTCAGAAATGAAGAATAGTGTTACTAACGTGTCAGAGTTTATTGAGACACAGTTAAGAAATAATTCTGACTTCTTCTACAAGATTAAGCAAGGTGAGTATCTTGATCCTGTTCTTGGCCCTATACAATTAGATGATTTGGGCAAGAATTTTATTGCTAATATTAAAGAGCGTAATCTATGGGAAGCTAGACAATTACCCGTTATAGCACTACAGTTACGTTCTACAGTAGATATCTTCTTAAAAACACAATTACCTATGAAACTTCAAATGCGTAGAGTATTTCAGGGATTAGGTAAGTTTGAAACTCAGCAGTTCTATTTGAGGTTTGCTAAACGGTTAGCAATGGATGATGCCCCTGATAGGGATCAACTAGCCATTGAATTAGGAAGAGATCTATTTAATACTACTAATTTTCGTGGATCTAAAAAAGAATGGTATGATGCAGGTGTAGAAATCTTAGATTATGCTCAAAAAGTAGGATTTTATACACTAGATACTTTTGGTGTTAAGAAAAGGCGTATGCGTAGTCGTATGAGTGGTCAATACTTTGGTCAATACTACGATACATTTAGTGTAAATCTTAGGATTACCGATGCTCGTATTAAGCACTACTCATACCTTAATCGTGCTATCGATGTAGGCTATCGTATTGGTGTGAATAATAGATATGATAACCAACTATATATTAAACCTGGGTTCAAAACATATTTTGCTAAGGGCGGATATGATACACAAATACCAATTACATCTTCAAGTAGTTTCACTGAAATACCTGCAGAGCTAATTGACGAACCATTAGCAGATGCCCTTAATTGGTATAGCAATAGTAAGTATAAAGTAGATCCTGAGTTTTATGGGTTTACGAGAAAGTTATTGGATTTCCAAGACGATAAGGGTAAGGCTAAGTATTTTAATGATTTGAATCATTATCGTGATCACATGACTGCTCGTGGTGATGCATACGATAGATTTAAGGCTATGGAACATTATGTTAAGAACGATATGTCTTTTAGTAATCACGCTTTCATTGATCATCGCGGTCGCATATATGATAGCGGCTACATTGGACCACAATCTGGTGAGTCCTTTCGTCCTTTCTTAAATACACCAGAAGCTAAACCCTTAGGTATTGATGGATATTATAACCTACAAGACCAGATAGGTGGTTTCTTAGGTGGCCTAAGTGATGAGTTTGAAGGACGCTTTAATGGTCTCTCTCAAACTGGTAGGCAGAAGATTGCAGATAAATGGCGTGCTGATCTTGTTTTATTAGGTAAACGTATAGAAAGACAAAAGCCTCAGGATATTCGTGATATCCTTGAATCTAAGATCGTTCAGATGGCGGATGCTGAAGAACAGGGAAAGTTATTTAGGCTTGCCCTTGAACAATACCGCATTGATAAATTTTTAGGTGGCAGTTACAAAGATCTTACTCCACTTGATAATTATATGATTAAAGTAGCTCTAGAGCAAGATGCTTCATCTTCTGGTGCTCAGATTATTGCATTGTCTACTAAGAATAAGCAATTAGCAGAACTTAGTAATGTTGTTCCTACTAACCAGAAGCGGCGTCTCTATGACGAGATTGCTTCTATGACCTTTAATGATCCTAGGTTTAAAAAGCTTAATGAAAGATTGGGGCTAAGCGAGAAGGATTTAAGGAAGGCTAAACTTGTGGCCTTGTAAAATCCCGTTAATTGCTGGAAACTCCTTCGTTAAAGGACAATCAGCAGCCAAGCCTTAGAGGGGACTCTTTGGAAGGTTCAACGACTAGAGAATACGGTCCAGAACGGATTATGAATCTCATACACTAGAAGTCTAGTGGAAACGCGGGACAGCAAACATTGTTTGTTGAAGATATAGTCTGATCTGCATAGTAATATGCAGCATAATTTACACACCCATGGAGTCATTATGACAGAAGAATTTCGTATTATCCCAGACACAGAAGGCATGTATAGTGTCAGCAATCTGGGGCGTATTCGCAACAATAGCACTGATTTCATTCTTAATCCCTTCATTACTGCTAGAGGATACTTACAAGTTAGTATACAGTTTACCTCTCGTAAGGATAGGATAACTATCGATGTTCATAAATTGGTTATTAGGGCCTTTATACCTAGGGTAGATGGTAAGCCCTGGGCTAACCACATTGATGGTAATAAGCTTAATAATAAGTCTAGTAACCTAGAGTGGTGTACTCCTACAGAGAATAATGAGCATGCTGTAAAATTAGGGTTAATTGCTTCTGGAGAAGGTAGCTATATGCATATCCTTCTAGAAACAGAAGTTCATGAAATTATTGATGCCTTAAAGGCTGGTGATAGAAATATTACTCTTGCCAAAAAGTATAACGTGGCCCCAAATACAATTGATGATATTCGATGTAACCGTACTTGGCGATTTATTGAAAGACAGCCGATTATAGGTAATGGCCCAGTTAAGAAGTTAACTGGAGAAGATATACCGGTTATTCGAAGCTTATTTGGCACATTACGTGATTGCGATATTGCACCTATGTTTGGTGTAGCAACTGCAACCATAAACCAAATTCGTAGAGGAAATACCTGGAAGAACTACTAATAAATTATGACAGGGGACTAACGACCCCTTGTTAACACATTGTCAAAAGCGCATAACATGGTCTCTCTATACGGCGCCGGACAGAGAACTGCTACCATGAATGTAGAAAAGAAATTAGCTAAGGCTTTAGGTAAAGATGATGGTGTCTTAGTAATTAAAGCTGAGGAACGCGATGCTGTATTGGGTGAAATCTCTGCCCGTGCTGCTAAAATAGCACGTTGGGATCAAGATACTGCAGACGAACTAATGCAGCTTCGTAAACAGGTCAAAGACATATTTGATAGTGGAACTAGGCCAGGTGATGACTTGATGTCTGACTTATGGTTCCTTGATCCTAAAACAAAGGATTTTGTAGAGAAGCTTACTAGGGATTATGATGAAGTAGTTACGCCCAAAGATTTTGCTCAGATAGGTGCAATCATGTCTGAGCATATGTCTAATCGTGTACCTATTTTGAATGATTTTACTAAGTTCTTCGGTAGGCTGGCACAAGACTTTCTGTTAACAGCAAAGCCTTCTAAAGCTGAGTTTGATTGGGTAAGCCTTATGAAGAAAACCGCATTTGGTGAGTATAAAGAAGGGGCTAAGCCTCATCCTGTGCTAGCTTGGATACTAGGAATAGATCCAAAGGTATCTTATCGAGAACAAATCCTTAAACGTATACCTGGATATAAACCCGATAGTACCATCTCTGATATACTATTTGGGGTTAAGGACAAGGGCTATAGACCTACTGGTAAGAAGTTTGATATTAAGCTTCAGGTGGGTGATGTTTACAAAGATATTGATATAGCTGAGTTGGGGTTACCCAATAAGCAACCTAAGAGTTGGACACATGTGCCTTGGGTGAACCTTGATGGTAGTGTGTTGGAGCAATATTATACCCAACGATTTGAGGAAAGGCTTAATTATAAGGATGCTGATGGTAACTGGATCACTAATATTATTCAAGTAGATAATAAAACTGATCCCACTTGGTTTGAAGAGTTAGTTAATAAGAGTAATAAAATAAATGAAGTAGCTGATGCAGTGTCTGCTAGAACGGCATATGCCGTCAATGGCAATCACTCTAACGATGCTACTCTAGTTAAGAACTTTGCTTTATGGGGTAAGCGTAATGGTATAGAAACAACTAGTATCCACGATAAATTTTGTTGTGGTTAAATCCCTCTAATTCGGTGAAACTCCTTCGTTAGGACAATACCGAGCCAATCCTTAGAAATAAGGAAGGTGTAACGACTATGGCATTGCGCCAGTACACTCAAGTGAGTGGAAACGGGGGACATCGTAAATACATGTATTTACTTTGAAGATATAGTCTAGTCTGCATAGTAATATGCAGCAGTGCTGTCGAGCACAAGGAGTAAACATGCAAGAAGAATGGAAACAAGTTGGTGATGCAAACTATTCTATTAGTAACCATGGTAGACTATATTGTGGCTCTAATGGGTGCATCACATTAGGTAATATCGTAGGTGGTTATAGGCAGTTTCATATATCATACAATGGTGTTAGACGCACAGAAAAGCTACATAGGTTGGTTGCAAAGGCTTTTATACCAAATCCCTTTTCTAAATCAGATGTAAATCATATTGATGGGAATAGGTTACATAACCATGTAATTAATCTAGAATGGGCAACTCGCAGTGAAAATGTTCAGCACGCATACGATACTGGGTTAATGCCACGCGGTTCACATAGGGTTGAGTCGGTATTAGTAGAGTCAGAAATACCTACTATAATTAAATTAATGCTTGCTGGCAAAAAAGATCAAGAGATTGCAGATGAATACGGTGTTACTAGGCAATCTATAAACGCTATTAGGATTGGTGACAACTGGAAGCATCTAGGTCTGACTATCCCTGGTCGTTATAATGGTGCACCTAGGACTAGAAAGATAACTGCAGAGGATGTACCTTATATACGAGAATGTATCAAAAATGGAAAGTTAGATGCAGAAATAGCTGTAGAATTTGGATCGCACCCTTCTACCATTCGTCAAATACGAATTGGTAATACTTGGAAGAATTATTAACTAACTCGACAGTAACGGGCAAAGACTAACGACCTTTGTTGAATATTTCGGCTTTCTTCACTAATGCTGGTGATATGATTAAGGCTAAGACGGCTATTAGAAAAATGTATGCTGATGCTGTTACGAAAAATACAGTAAAGGCTACATTAGATCTTCTGCGTGAGCGTGGATTACCTAAAGAGCTTTATGATCAGTATTTGGAAGAGGCCATTGAAAAAGGTATTATTCCAATAGCTGGAAAAAGTAAAGTTGGTGGAAGACTTATGACTGAACAGGATATTCTCAAAGCTGAGGATATTCTAGAAGATATACCGCCTGATTTTTGGAAGCATGATAAAGGCTTCTATGGAATAGGCTAATAGTTTTGATAGTGGGATAGGCCATGTAATGGCTGATAAGCCTTCTCTCCCGCCTCTTTAGAGGTACTGTCCCCTCAATTGGTTTCCCACTATATTTTCTTTGCAGTATGCTATAGAATGTAGCTATAGCACAATTAACCGGGCTGTGTCCCATAGGAGTAGTAAAATGAGTACTGAAGATCAAAACAACCAGAAAGATAAGAATCAGAATGCTGGTGGTACTAATCAGGATGCTGGTAAGAATCAAGACGGTAAGAATGATGACCAAAATAAAAGTGGCAACACCGATCAGGACATGATTTCAAAGCTTGTTGCTGAAAAGGTTGCTGAACAATTAAAAGATATCAAGACTAAACTTGATAACGCCTACTCTGTTCGTGATTCTGCACTCAAAAAGGCAGAGGAGCTTGAGAAGAAGGAACGCGAGATTCAGCTTAAGAAATTGGAAGAAGAAGGTAAGCACAAGGAAGTATACGAAATGAAGCTCGTAGAAAAAGATGCTGCTTACAATGATTTACTTGGTAAGCATACTACATTAGAACAACGAGTTCTTGAACTTACTCGTGATAGTCAGGTCCGTGATCTGTTACGTTCTACTGAGTTCCGTAATGAAAAAGCAGCTGATATGGCTTTTCATGAGGTTATCGGCCAAGTAATCAAAGATGATAAAAACAACTGGGTTCATCGCTCTGGTGTTTCGATTAAGGACTTTATTTCTACTTTTGTTGCAGACGAGGCTAATAGCTTCTTGCTTAAGCCAAAGGCTAGCTCTGGTGGCGGAACTCAAACCCCTACTGGAACGCCTAATAGTACTCCCAAATCTCTATTTGCTAGAACGCAAGAAGAGGTTCTCAAACTTGCTGCCGAAGGTAAACTACCAAACCAAAGGCAATAAATAAACTAAAGGAAAAGTAATGACTGCTCGTACTAATATCCCCGGTGCAACTGATTCGGTTCTGCAAGAGGCTATCTCTGCCTACTCCGATGAAGCATACACCAATGCTAAGAAACTGGTTGGTACTGGTATTGCCGGTGCTCAAGCCGACATTGACACCAATACTGAAACTTTTGTTGGTCAACTTCGTTGGAAAAAGCCGCTGAAGCCTGTTATCAACGTTGCTTCGCTTACTGATGCAACTGCTGGTACTAAGACTACCCAGTCTTCAAACTATGCTAAGTACATTAAGACGGTTCGCACGCATGGTGCTGAACAAGTCAATATGAAGCAAGTTGTTACGCAAGAAGACGGCCTGGCTAAGATTGGTCGTGATTTTGCTGAGACTCGCACTCAAGATGAGCATAACGCACTCTTGTCTGTCCTGAAGGGTGTTGCTATCTCTGAGCTGCTGAATGGTGCTGGTTCTGGCTCTGGTGCAACTGGTCTTGGTGGCCAAACGTTTGATAATAACCCAGAAGATCAGAAGTACGGTATGTACGTTGATATGGGCTTGAATAAGCTTATCGTTGATGCTGATGCTGCTAAACAAGGTGCTGCTCGCGCTGAAGCCTTCCTTACCGCTATGGGTATGGGTTGGAAGGATTATGAGCCTGCCTATGCCTACCTTGTTGTATCGCCCAAGGTGTTGGCTTCGCTTCGTTCTGCTAATCTGGTTGATGAAACTCGTGTTACCGATGGTATGGTTGAATTTGAAACCATTTTCTCCGGTAAATTCCGCTTGATTATTACACGTGCTAATCAAGGCCTGACCTCTGCTGAACGTACTGCCATTAATACTGGCGCTGGTGTTGATCTGGTTGGACCAGAGACCACGTTTATTGTTATGCCTAACAGTCTGGCATTTAACCAATTGGCTGTTCCTATGCCGGTTGAGATTGGCCACGTTCCATCTGCCTTTATGGGTGGTGGTACTACTGATGTTTGGTATCGTTGGGGCTATATCGTCCATCCGCGTGGTTATTCTTGGTACGGTGATGAAGACAACTTCGTTGCTGATGCAGATTACATGCAGATTGGTACTGGTGGTTCTGCTATGCGTGATCTGTCTGGTGCTACTGTTGCTGTTGGTGATAAGGGTGCTTTTGTTCGTAAAGCTACCTCTGCTCTTACCCTGGGTATTCTCCCGATCTTCCACAGCTAACAGCTACATGTAGCTACGGAGGGCATATGCTTGAGGTTGGAAAGAACTCGTATATTTCAGTAGCAGATGCTGACACTTATTTCTTAGGTCGGGTTGATGCTGCAGCTTGGACTAGTGCAGATAACCAGATGAAGGAGCAATCCCTCATTACGGCAACCCGTATGCTGAATGAGATTATTTGGGTTGGTGTTGCTGCGAGTGATCTACAAACGATAGCATTTCCTCGTATCGGTAGCTATTTGGAACCTGTACTTGGAAAGGTTGTTGAATTAGATCCAGTAGTTATTCCGCAGCGTATGTTAGCTGCTACTTGTGAACAAGCTTATCAATTACTTAATAACGATGGTTTATTAGACGAAACTGGCTCAATATCTAAACTGAAGGTTGATGTTATTGAATTAGAGGGTCTTGATGGCGAATCTGCACTCCCACCTCGTTTTTCCACTACAGCAGAAAACTACTATTATCCCTTAACTATGGATGGTAACGCAGCATTACAGCGTAAGTATACTGGTTCTGGTGGAAATGCTTGGTGGAGAGCAAACTAAGGAGATATCCATGAGATCCATGGTAAAGGCCTATGTGCGCAAAGCATTCGCATTAATTGAAGATCTTGCTGAGGATGTAACCTTTATCAATAATGGCACTACTGACTTTGACTACGCTACTGGAGAAGCAATAGGCAGTACATCAGTATCGTATGTATTTAGGGCTGTAGTCATTAGAGAAACTATGGAGAATACAAATACTAGTGTTCTTAAGCTCCTCCTTATCACTGAAGATTTTGATAAGGCAGGGGTTGCTAGTATTGATGTGTTTGATAAGGTTATTGTTAGGGGTAATACTCTAAATGTGGTCCACTCTACTGAGAGTAGTAAAGCAAATAATGATAACGGGTACACAATAACGTTATATGCCGCGCAGGAGGATGTATAATGGCTACTAAACGAGTTTCTAAGCGGTTAGCGCCAACTACGCATGTGACTACTAGGCCACAAGGCAGATATTCAAATTTGCTAGATGATGTATTTTCTCTATTTTCTAGTCAAGAGTGGGCTGATCAATTCTTTTTAGTTGTACCTAGAGGTTACATCACTGATAAAAACACTACTGAGTTTGGTAGGTTTGATCTAGTAACTAATGGCGAAGGTTTTAAGGATACCCTAAAAGGTATAATGTTTGTAGAAATATTTACACCAAATGGAGCAGGGCCAAAGCGTGCATATCAAATAGCCGATATATTTGATAAATTCTTCGCTGGTCAGAGTCTTGCTACCCAAAGTGATACAGCAGTAACTCAATTTAGGCGTGAGTCTAATTTTGAGATAAGAGGTGAAGCTCAGAATAATAGTTCTCTACTTCGCTCTACGTATCAAATTCAATTCTCTTACTTTCGGAAGGAAACCTAATGTCTCATATTGCTTCTATTGGCGCAGGTATGTTCTCGGATATGTCCATCGCATTCAATGCGACTGGCCCTACTCCGCCGCCCGCTGCTTTCACTAAAGCTGGCTACGATGCTCTCTTTGCTACAGAGAATGTTGGTGGTGCGCCTATTGCTGGTGATTTCGTTCGTATTGTTAACGTTCGTGAATTCCCTGCTATTGGTACCCCGCCAAATATCGTTAACGTGCCTGTGTTTGGTCAATCTGTGTCGCAACAGATTCAAGGTCAAGCTGATGCTCCGTCTATGGAAATCACGCTTAACTATGTTGCTACCCAATGGGCTGATGGCTCTAGTTTGGGTGATTTGGTTGGTTCTGGTAAACAAGCTGTGTTCCGTTTTGCGCTGCTTAATTCTGAACCGACTGATTACTCGTCAAAGCCTGCTGGTCTGGGTACTGTTGAAAATACGTATTGGTATTTCAATGGTAAGATTGACTCCCTACTGGTCACCCCTAACCTGACTGACTCTAACCAAGCTACGATTGCTATCACCCTGCAATCTATTGTTTGGGGCGCGTTTACTCTGGATGGCGCCCCCTAATAGGTAGTAATAAAGGGGGTGATCGCTGGTAATGATTACTTAAATGACTCTTGCCCACTGTTTATTCAGACAGAGTGCCCTGCTATGGAGTATAATATGGATCGCAAATTTGATTCTAGATTTGTGCTTAGAGTTACTGTAAAACGTATGCAAGATTGCGTTGAGAGTAGCCTTGCAAAGACCTTCAATCGTATTCAAGAATTTCAAGATAGTCCAGATAAGTCTAGTGAAGTATTTAAAGCCCTAAGTGGCCTTCACCAACTTAAAAAGCAACTTGAAATTATTCAAAAATCTATGGAGTAATAAAATGAGTCTCAAATCACTCGCAGCAAAGCGTATTACCAAGGAAATTAACTTTATGGGTGAGAAGATTACTATTAGTAAGCTCACTGTGCAAGAAGTTATGCAGATTCAAGAACATGTAAAGAACAAGCCTGAAGGTGAGGGGTTGGAGACTCTTCGTCTGATTATGAACTTTGCAGTAGAAGATGCAAAAGAACTCTCTGATGAAGAGTTTTCTAGTTTTCCAATGGATGAGTTGAATAGGCTCTCCAATGAAATTATGAAATACTCTGGGGTGGGTGAGGGAAAGTAACACTCTCAGACGAGGACTTAGCTCTATACGAGTTAGCTGCTCTTCTGGGAATGCCCGTATACCAAATTCGTGCTGAGATGCCCTATGATGAGTTATTCGGATGGCGAGAGTATTTTAATAAGTATCCTCCTGGGTGGCGTGAGGATCAGCGCACTATGATGATCTTACAGGCTTTTGGTGTTAAGGCTAAGCCAGAAGAATTATTTAGTTCTTTGGCCACTCTTAAAGCACAGGAAGTTAAACGAGCAGAAGAAAGAAAGATAACATTGGAAAGCTTTAAGCGGTCTGGGGTGTTCCACTTCTTATCTAGCTCTAGGGAATTACCTAACGTATTGAAATAGAAAGGAGCAAAAATGCCAGTAAAGAACGTTAAAATTACTATGTCTTCTCTTCAAAAGCAAGTAACTAGCCGTATCCAGTCTGGCATTCTTGCAGCTGTTCAACAGATGACAGATGAGCTTGTTCTTGCTACGCCTATTGATACAGGTGTAGCAAGAGAGGGCTGGGAAATAAGAGAAGTACCTGGTAAAAAGTTTCCAGTGTATGAAGTAACCAACAATGTACCATATATTAGCGCCCTCAATGAAGGGCATTCTGACCAAGCACCTGCTCATTTTATTGAGGCTATAGCATTACGTTATGGTAGAGCTGTAGGGCAGGTTGTTACTTACAAGGACGAATGATGGCTATCGAACTAGAAGTAAGGTCAAAAAGTCAACAAGCGCTTGGTGAATTGAGTGCTATAGATTCAGCACTCGCTAAGATAAGTAAAAAGGTTGCTGCTGTTGATTCACAACTGACCAAAGTAAGGGCTGAAAAAGCAGTCAAGGAATTAGGTAACGTTAGCTCCAAGCTAACAAATATTGGTGCTTCTCAAGCAGATAAAAAGCTCGAAAGCACTGCTAAGGCTGCTACTAGTGCTGCTGCAGCCTTGAGTAAGATTGGTACTAATAATAATCTTGCAACTACCTCTAAGGATGCTAGCTCACTTAGTAAGAGCCTAGATAATGTAGATACATCGCTTACTAATGTTGCTAAACAAGATGCTGGACTAAAGAAGATTAATGACCAGCTAGCAAATCTTAATAAGAGTGCTAAATCCACGTCTAATGCTATTTCTGGGTTAGTAATTGCAGCCGGTGGTATTGCTAGTGCATTCGCTGCTACTGGTATGTTTAGGTTTGCAGACTCTATAACGAATCTAAACACTAAGATCAAGCTTGTTACAGACTCTACTGTAGCAGCAAAAAGAGCATTTAATGATATTTCAGAGATAGCATTTTCTACTAGAACATCATTAGATGCTACTGCTTCTCTTTATAACCGTATTGCTAAGAACTCTGCGCAGTTCCAAGCATCTCAACGTGAAGTTGCATTGGTAACTCAGACTGTTGGCAAAGCTATTGCTATATCTGGCTCTTCTGCACAAGAAGCAGAATCAGCGATTATGCAGTTAGGCCAAGCGTTATCTTCTGGTCGCCTCCAAGGTGATGAACTTCGTTCTATTTCTGAGAATGCCAGTGGGCTTGCTAGTGCTATTGCAGAGGGTATGGATGTTTCTATTGGTAGGCTTAGAGAGATGGGTGAGGCCGGTGAGCTAACAGCCACTAAGGTCTTTGATGCTCTTCTTAAACAGGCTGGAAAAGTAAATGGTGCATTTGATAATGTGGGTATCACATTTGCACAAGCATTTACTAATATGAACAATGCAGTAAAGCTGCTAGGTGTTGCCTTAGGTAATATCTTTAGTGGTCTAGACTTACCAAGAATCATTAACAGTTGGGCGATCTCATTAGGCAAATTTGCTAAAACGCTTGATTGGAAGTTCAACATCTTAGAAGCTAGATTCTTGATCTTAATTACTAATATTAAAGAAGATCTTGCGTCTATTACTTTTGATGCAGTCAAGCTTGATCTAGAATCTTTCTTGCCATCATTTAGTACTGTAACTGGATTTTTCGATAAGTTCACTAAGACTATTGCTAATATGTTTAAGTGGCTATATGATGTAGTCATCGGTCATTCCTACTGGACTGATATGATTACAAACATTGCTAAGACTTCTTCTGGGTTACTATCAGGGCCGCTAAATAGCATTAAGAAATTTGGTACTGAAGTATCTAATGTTTTTAAAGGTTCATTCGAAGAAATTGGTAGAATGACTAAAGAAGCTGATGCCTACTTTAAAAAGAAAAAGGCTTACGACAAAGAGCAAGAGGATATTGAGGTAGCTTCTCAAGACTTTAAGGGATACGCCAAAGGGAAATATTTTGATCGTAGTGGTGATTCTGATATGTTTGATAAAATGCTAACTCAAAATGCCCGTCAGTATTTAGAGGCAGGCAAGCTGGATAATGTTAGTGTTAAAACACAGAATACAGATCAACTAGAAGTTTATATAAAGCGTGCTCTTGACCTCAAAAAGTATGCTGAATCTCAACCAGATTCAGATAAGAATAAGGAGCTTATAAATAGTATTGACTATGATTTGAAGGTACTTCAGTCAGCATTAGTAAAAGAAATTAATAAGATGTATTACGTCCAAAGTATGCAGTTGGAAAGTTATAAAGATCAAGAAAAGATTCAGCAAGATGCTGTCTCTGCGATGGGTGAGATTATGTCATCCGGCCAGTTACTGGCACGACGTGATGAGTTTGCTAAGCTTGGCAGTATACTGGATAAATCTAGACAAGAACAAAATGAAATTCAAAACAGGTATGTTAAAACTATTGGCAAGTATAATACTACGGTTAGAGGGGATTCAGATAGGCGAGCTTCTGAAAAGAGTTCTCTTGATCAGCAAGCAACAAGTGCATTTTCATTTGCTGAAATCGATTTAAGAAAGCACATTATAGGTTTTGAATCAGTATTCAAGATGGTTACTTGGTTTGTTACCTCTATCAATAATGCCTTTAAGTGGCTCTATGATCAAGTGATTGGTCATTCTTGGTGGCCTGATCTTATTAACGGCATTCAGACTTGGGCTGGGGCATTACTCGGCGTGCCATTAGGCTTAGTTATCAAGTTTATTGACCTAGCCCTTAATGGGTTTAAAACAATGGCGCTCACTGTTCTTAAGATTTTTACTAATCTTAAAGCAAACCTAGGTGCTGTATTCAGTAAAGGGTCATTCCTTGAAAATATGAAGGTTATATTTACATACTTTGGTGATCTAACCTCTAATGTTAACTCGTTCAAAACTGCTCTCGATGCTGTATACAAACTTGCAACAGATTTTGTTAGTTTATTTAAGACACCAATTGAAGCTCTTGACTCTACTAAAGATAAGGAATCTCTTTCTGGAATTAAGTTTAAGAAAGTACAAAAGGGCTATATTGATCCGATGATAGCTTCGTTGAATAAGTTTTTTGATCCTCTTATTATTAAGATAAAAGCATTCCTTGCCCCTATTGAGGCTTTCTTCCAACCATTTGTTATTGCCTTTAAACAGGCTGGGGGATTTGCTAATAAGAAGGAAGGCATTATTCCTGGTATGACTTATAAAGGCGGTGCAGTAGGAGTTGATACAGAAGCATATGTAGGTGCTGGTCCTCAGCGTAAGTCTCCAATGCGTATGATAGGTCATGACTTTCTTAATGCACTTCCTGAAAGCTCTCAAGTACCAGTATTTGCTGCTATTTCAACTGGTTTAGTGCTCTTAATTAATAAGTTATTTGGTAACTTTGTACCAACTACTGTGTTAACACAGATAAGCACAACCATAGCTGCTGTAGTGGGTGTGAATATTATCAACGACAGTACATTGAAGAAAGCGCAAAACTCAATTACTGATTGGGTATTAAATACTGTAAATTTCATTACTGGATTCCTATTTGGTAGTATGAAGGATAGCGTAACCGGCATGAAGGATCCTTTGAGCATACTTACTACTTTAGCGAAACTAAGCTTAGCATTTGATAGCGCGCGTAAAGCTATTCTAGAAACGGCGATTAATATTGCTAAGGCGTTCCCTGCTGGTGGCGCTGCTATAACTGGCTATGGAATCACTAAAGCAGCAGACTCTCTTGTCCTTAAACGGCAAGAAGCAAACCTATCTAGTGTGAATGCCCAATTACCTGCTGCACAACAATTAGCCACAGCTACTAGAGATGCTAATGCTCGTGCCCAAGCTGGTCTTTTGGCTGGTTCAGTAATGCCTCAGTCTGCTGCTGACGCTGCAAGAGCTATGACTGCCGCTGCAGATGCTGCTAATAAGTTGGCTACAGAACAAGCTAGGCTCACTGCTTCTGTTTCTGGGCTGCAGACCAAGATGACTGATGCTTCAAAAGCATTTTCTGAAGCTGCTAAAAAGACTAGAGAGTCTATTGCAAGTGGGCTAGCCAATGCTGGTGGTATGGTAGGTGGCACTTATGGCTTTGCTGCTGGTGAGAGGATAGCTGATAAAGAAGGGGTAAGTGGTACTAGCAAACTAGCCTTACAAGTTGGTGCTGCTGCTATTGGTGCAGCTATTGGGGGAGCTTTTATGTCTGTAATAACTTCCTCTCTCGGTGCTATTATGACCGCCCTAGGCGCTCTCTTTTTGCCAATGCTGGCACCTATCTTTTTAGCTATTAAGGTTGCTTTTGTAGGTATCTTTGCTACTGGTGCTGCTATGTTAGGTGTGCCTGTTGCTGCTCTTGTAGCAGGAATTGCTGCCTTAGGTGCAATTGCATATGGTATCTGGAAGAATTGGGATGAAATCTGGCCTGCAATAAAAGGAATCTCTAAGTTAGTTTATGATGGCATTGTAGCTGCTTGGGATTGGATCTCCGGTAAGTTTAATGCTGCTATTGATTTTGTTAAGAAGGTATTTAACGCTGGTTTCCCAGAAGGCCTGTTCATATTTATGGATCAAATAAAAGCTTGGTCTGATGGTTTCTGGAAAGCTATGAGTGAATTCTTTACTGTAGCTAACTTTACATCTATGGGTCAAGCTATCTGGAATGGTATATTGACTGGGCTTAAGTCTATTGCCGGTTGGTTTACTGGTATATTTAAGAAAATGGGTGATGGTATTAAGGGTGCTACTAGCTATGTCCTTGATATCTTTGTGCCAAGTGCTGCTGCTGCTGAAATGCCTAAGAAGGGTGCTGTAGCTGGTACATCTGGAGATGTAGGCACTCAGGTTACAGATGCGGTAAAAGAAACAAGCATTAAGATATCTGACGGTGTAGATGGGATGGTCTCTAGCCTTACTCAACAAGAGAGATTACTCACCTTCTTAGAAACACTAATGAAGTCCGAACATAGTAATAGTGATGCTACTAGTGGTTCTGCCTTTAATCGTATTGTTGGCTCGGGTGGTTACTTTGATGATGAGTCAAAGCACCCCAATAAAGTTGGTTTTATTGACAAACAAGGTCGTAAATCTACTGCAGCCGGTGCATTTCAAATCACTGGTACCACTTACAATGATATAGCACCTAAGTTGGGTGTCTCTGACTTTAGTGCCCAGTCTCAGACTGAAGTTGCTACTGCTCTTATTAAACGAGCTGGTGCATTAGATGATGTATTAGCTGGTCGTTTTGAAATCGCTATTGATAAGCTTAAAAATGTATGGACTAGCTTGCCTGGTAATACTGACCCTACTCAGTCTCAACGTAAGTGGGACACTATTAAGCAGTTTATGCAAGAGGCTGCAGTAAATGTAGTTAATGGTACAGCTGTTATACAAAAGAAACTTGAAGAAGGTGCTAATAGCCTTGTAGATACAGTTAAGGGTGTTGGTACTAGGGCCGTTAAGAAGGCTGCTGCGGTTAAGGATTCTGCTGCTGAGAAGTTTAACAACTATTCTGGTGGTGGTAATCAGTTTACACCTGCTGGTACTAGTACTCCTATAGCTACGATTAAGGATAAGATAGAGAATGCAGTATCATTAGTTGCTTCTTTTGAAGAACTTAATAGTGCTCTTGCTAGTGCTAATCTTCCTACTCTTACAGAAGAAGATTTTAAAGGGCTGTTAGATACTCCTGAAGTCTTAGATATGATTACAACCTCATTATCTTTGATGGAACAAGAGACTGATAAGCTAGCTGTTGCTTCTGACTTTGCTAAGAATAGGATTAGTAAGAATATAGGTAAGCTTAAGGGTAATATCAAAGATGCTTTGCCTAAAAACGCAGAAGAAGAGGGAGCAAAGACCCTTCAACCTACTGCTTTTGGTAAAACATTTACAGAAAACTTTAAGAAAGAATTTAATGAGGGCTTAGTAAGCGCTATGCAGGGCAAGAGCTCATTTAAGGAAGTAGCACAAAAGATGTGGGAAACCTTGTCTACCCAATTCTTGCAACAAATGACTACTAGCTTTATGGACAATCTGCTTAAAGGTTTCTATACAATGCTGGATGATTTTGCAGGAAAAGGTGATGCTGCCTTTATTAAAATGGGTGAGAAAGCACGTACTGGTATTGGTTCCTTGTTCACTTCTACTAAGGAAGAAAAGCCTGTTACTGATATCAGCAGACCATTATCTGAAGTTGGCCAAACATCTGGTCAATCTAAAGTAGGTGGAGTTGCTACTGAGGCTTTTGGTCAGTCTAAGCCTGGGTTAAGTATGGCTGAGAGACTTACTGGAGCTGGAGCAGCTGGTACTGGTGGTGAATGCGTTGTTAAGCAAGCTGAAGCAATATGCGGTGGTAAGGGTGGTTTTATGGAAGCGCTAACAGGCCTAGGCACTACTCCTGGTAGTGAGCAATCTAAGATGTTAGCAGAACAGACTGCTGGAATGGATGACCTTAATGTAGAAGGCTTCTTTGAAACCGTCAGTGCATCGTTTAAAACTGGTTTTGATGGTATTATATCGGGTGCACAAGATTTTGGCGGTAGTATAATGAAGGTATTTGAATCTTTTGATATGGGTGGGTTAATAGACGGTGTGATTGAAGGCGCTAAGATGTTGTTTAATGTGATTAAATCCTTCTTTGCCGATGGTGGATATGTGCAAGCATTTGCTGGTGGTGGTGCAATTAGGGCTTTTGCTGGTGGTGGTAATACTGGTAAAATAAACGGCCCTGGTACTGGTCGCTCAGATTCTATTCTTGCTCGTGTCTCTAATGGTGAATATATTGTTAATGCTAAATCTACTGCCCTTAATAGAGGGCTGTTAGACGCAATTAACTTTGGTCAAGCAATTGTACCAGGTTATGCTAATGGCGGTGTGATTAATATGGGTCAAGAACTTATGAATCAGAAAAAGAATGAGCCTACACCTAACTCTTCTACTGTTAATATTGCTATTACTGGTGACATTAGTAGACAAACACGTGCAGAGATTATCAGAATGATGCCTCAAATTACTTCTGGTACGAGACAGATTGCATACGAAAACGGATCTAGGTGATAAGAAGGGGCTTCGGCCCCTTCTCTCCTACTATATAGGAATATAGATATGCTGGCAGGAATACTAAATGGTTCTACAAATACAGGGCTAGACTCAGAACTATCTAGTCTTTTTGTAGCCCCAATGACATTACGGTCTAACCAACCAGTTGCTGCATCTGATAGTCTGAACTTGAAGCGTATTACTTCAGACCATATCGCGCAACGATGGGAAATAGACGCAAATGTAATGCCAACCAATGAGTCTCCGCAACATTTGATTAACTCATTGATGTTTGGTTATACTAAACGATTTTATGTAAGACCTCCTCAAGCCTTTAGATTTAGTAGCGATGGGAGTAGTGGCAGCCCTAAACTATCAGTAGAGGCTGGTGCTAATGCAAAGTCGATTAGCTTTTCAGGTGGCGTTCTAGTGCCTGGTGAACTAGTCAATATTGGTGACCCTAAGGTAACTGGTGATTATAAACTATACGTTATACTATCAGTGTCTGGGTCTGTAGCAGAGATTGCTCCTCCATTACGGAAGGCTACTCCAGTTAACTCTGAGATTATGATCGGTGCTAAGGCTACAATGAGGGTTATGTTTGATAATACCTCGCTTGTTGGTATGGTCTATACGGATGGTGTCTTGTTAGACCCAGGGACTATAACGCTTATTGAGGCATTATAATATGAAGGTAATGAGCGAAACACTAACTCGTCTGATTGCGCAAGAGCATGTATCAGCATTTTTGCTAATCAATATAGGGCCCTTTATAGGTGGTGAAAAGATTCTATCATGTACGCTTCCTTATGACTTTACCTTTAACGGTGAGTTATACCATAGCGATGCACGTATTGCAACAATAGACTTACCCAAGATATCCTCGCCCGTAGATAGGGAAGCTTACAAGGTATCCATAAACGACCCAACTATGGACTACCGTTTCATGATTGAGAATGGTGTATCTGGTGTTAAGATCAAGGCTTGGTCCGGTTTTATAAATACATTCGATGAAACTGTTGATGGTATCCCTCCTGGTGCACCATTTACCCAGGTTGAAAATGCATTTATGCTTTACTCAGGTATACTTGATACTCAAATGTATACTATATCTACAGACTCTGAAATAATCTTAAACTTTGAGGGAGCTTCTCCAATGGGCCCACTAGGGTTAAGGAGAACACTCGTAACATCAAAGGATTGGATGGCTCAGAATTATCCCGGTGATACCTCATATAACCAAATCTATGTTGGCTCAGCAGATCAAATACTGCTGTGGGGCAAGAAGCCACCAGGCACTTAGGAGAAAACATGACTTTCGGATTATCAGTTGGTTCAATGATCTCTATTGCTATGACGGTTGCTTCGGCTGCATATAGCCAAGTTCAAGCTCAAAAGCAAAAGAAGAAAGCAAAAGAAGCAGCTAAGAAGGCAGAGGCTGAGGCTGATGCTCAAAAAGGTTTTCAAATCCCCATTGAAGGGGAAATATTAAACATTCCCGTTGCTTATGGTAGAAATAAGATTGGTGGATTAAGAACATACCATCAT